AGGTCTAGACCTATATTATCTCAATGCAGATGATGGTTGGTCATTACAAACTCTAGAGTTATTACCATTAGAATAAAAATATGGCATTTAAGAAGATTAAAGCAGGACTTAAGAAGGCAGTTAAGGTTGTCAAAGCAGTAGGCCAAGGCACCGCAGACTATAGCCGTAAGATGAAGGCTGTTGATTACGCAGCAACTAAGACAGCAGGAAAGTCTGGCTCACGTGTGACTGATGTTAAGAATCAACAAAAGGTTCGACAGACAGTGAAGAAGAAGCAGGGTCTCTCTCTGAAGAACTCAGTGAAGAAGCGCCTTAAATAAGGGTATTAAAGGGCTTGACAAATCTAGCAGAATATGGTATAATAGTATATCAATTAATGCTGATTGATTTACAAGTTCTTTGACAATGATAGCTATAAGCTCTCTATATAAGCTCCCTAAATAAGGAGCACCAATGAAAATTGGTGGGGGTTTGGAACGGTGGCCGTAGTGTCGCTCACTAGGTACCATCCTACTACATCCCCACCAGCGTTTGCTGGACAAAATGATTTGTTCTTTAAGGAGTACGAAATGAAAGCTTCGCAAGTAAAAGCAGTTGAGGTTAGCTTACCGCAAGGTGAGTGTTGTGTGTGCCACAAGAAACTGATAGCACCATGGGGTCGTAACGGACCTGATGGATTACAGTGGGTGTGTGGTAGCACGTGTCAATCAACCTACGATAAAGGAAAGGAGAGACGACATGCGATTCAAGATGGATGACGATGGAAACTTCATAATGATATTCAGAGCAGATGAGGTAGACCTTGGTCTTGAGATTCTTCAAGCTATGGAGCCGAAGAGTGAAGCGGATGAGTTATCAATCCAAGATTGCATTGACTTACTACTTGCCTCAAATAATCTGCACAAATTCAGAGTCATTAACTAAGGAGAAGTCTATGAAAGTTCGTTACTGTGAGTGTGATGAGAAGGTTCTTATCACTGCTACCAATGGTTGCGTGGTTATCCTGTTTGAGCCTGAGGAAAACTCTCGAGCTCATCAGGCATTGCGCCAGTTCATTCGTGATTCTAACTTTACTGTTCCGAATCTCGAGGTCCTTCCAATGCATACTGAAGGAGAAGCATCATGACACCTAGTGAAGTAGAAGAGCAGATACACCAAGTAGGGTGCCCGCCTGAGACTTATTTCAAGCGTGCTATGAAGTGGAAGTATAATCAGGACCACGATACGTATCTGGATTACCTGAAATATAACATCCACTACATCATCCCTGACTATGTTGCTGCCTATACGCTACATCTACAACAAGCGAAACTCCGACGAGACGAGGAGACTCAAGAAGATGTTGGTGACGATATCTATCCAGTCATCCTCACCCGTGGCGATTAGCTGCATCTTTGGGCTATGAAAGGTAGCCCACTATTGGGGGCGCAAGGTTATGTACTCAAGACTAATGTCGGTTGTACTACGTGGGTTCGATTCCCACCGCCTCCACATAACGTCGCTTAGCCCGTTCCTCAGATGTTCGGTGTCTAGTACCTCTGCTAGCAATAGCATGTCCGGCGGTAGGAGAGCAGACGTGTTCTCAGTGGTGAATATCAGTAGCCACACTATTTGTGGTTACGCTAATGGTAAGCGACAAGACTCATAATCTTGCGAAAAGAGTTCGATTCTCTTGCCCCGAACAACAAATAGTATCACTGTTTGAGTTCTAGGAACAGGTGGGGTTTCGACCCTGTCCCCAATCTATATTCATTGAGATGAAACTGGGGAGCTGGTAATGTAACGCCCTAAGCTATAAGTATCGGGAGCTACCTCAGTGGTACCGAGGCTTACATTACACCTAGAACTCAGCTAGTGATAGCTGTGTATGCTCAGGCCCCCTGGTGAAGCTGCCCATGGCCTGGGTTTCGGGTCTGACATTCGGAATGAGGAAGCTCTCCAAAAGCTTTCGACTCAGTTCGACTCTGAGCAGATTCGCAAACCACATCAAGAAGGATGTGGTCGCTCTTCCAGTTTATGTACTGGACTTGACTTCTTCGGACAGTCATGAAGCCTCATAGCATTGAGGCGGGGTTTAAGCTTATGGCTTATTTTATCTTCAATGCTGACCAGACATTTCAAGCTCTGGTCAATTACAATTGTTCTTGCTATGGCACTGTTAAGTTCAGTGCCTAGTGTTTCGGGGCAGCAAGAGCCTATATATATCCTAGACGAACAGCCAACTGCTGCTACGTCAACCCCGTTGACACCTGTACTAGAGGTGGAAGATTTCGTACCAATCACACATGTCCATAGTAAGGAAGAAGTTCCGAATGAAGACTATGTTGTTGGTCGTATCTTAGACATATTCCCAGACGCCCCAATCATGGTGGCTGTTGCTCGTTGCGAAAGCGAGCTCGACCCATCAGCAGATAGGGCTAATCTTGGAGTGGATGTAGGTTTGTTCCAGATAAACCAAGTGCACCTAGATACCCTTGCATTGCACGGACTAGATAGGTGGGATTTGGAGGACAACATTACATATGCCAGAATGCTTTATGATGAATCAGGGTTAGGTCCTTGGTACATGAGTAGGCATTGCTGGAGCCAGTACTTATAGGCTGGCAGAGGGAAGTCAACTGGTGGTTGGCCTTTAGCACGGAAAATTAAGATACCACGGCAACGACTCGTGAATAGAGTAACTCGATTACTCATACGTGGGAGAAATATCGGAACTCCTATCTGTGCTAAATGCTGACCGCCAGTAACAACACATAATGAAAATACTATATTTCGATTTAGAAAATACCCCAATCCTCGGAAGAGCCTGGGGTACTTATAACACAGACTTACTCTCAATAGAGAAGTACTCTGAACTTCTAAGTGTTGCTTACAAGCTAGACGATGGACCTACAAAGGTTGTATCGAGACGGGAATATACTGAGCGCCAACTCACCAAGTTACTTTGGGGGTTATTTAACGACGCTGATGTTATTGTCGGTCAGAATGGTGATAAGTTTGATATCAAGGTAGCGAACAAGTTCTTTATCAAGTATCGAATGAAACCACCAGCTCCGTACAAAACTGTAGACACACTAAAGCTAGCAAAGAAGCACTTTAGATTCGATAGCAACAAGCTAGATTACCTAGCCCACTTCTTGTTTGGTGAAAAGAAACACCACACAAACTATGGGTTATGGGATGCTTGTATGAGAGGAGAAACAAAAGCTCTTGTTGAGATGGAGGAGTACAACAAGCAGGATGTTGACCTGCTGTATAAATTATATCAACACCTTAAGCCGTGGCATACAGGCCACCCCAATTCTAATGTGTACTTAGGTACAACACACCAATGTCCTGTCTGTGGTGGGAACACCCAACGTAGAGGATTTATGGTAACTAGAACAGGGAAGTACCAGCGCTATCAGTGCACGACTTGTGCAGCCTGGTCTAAGGGAAGTAAGATTACAAGCCCTAAAGTTATATCATGATTATTGGAATCTGTGGCTACAAAGGAACAGGCAAGAGTACTGTCGCTGAATACCTGGCGAAGAACCATAAGTTCAAGCGGGTAAACTTTAAAGATGGACTTGTTGCTGAGATGAAGGAACGGTTTCCAAATACAATTAAGCAGATTGGTAGTTTGATTGGGGAGCTGAATGCCAGACAAGATTACACTGAAGATGAGTTGTTTGCTATTAAGCCAACCACATTCCGTGCCTTTATGCAGGAGTATGGGACAGAGGTGCGTCGGGCTGACAACCAAGACTACTGGGTAGACAAATGGAAAGCAACAGTAGAGGAAATGAAAGGCAATATTGTTACTGACGATGTGAGATTCTTTAATGAGCTCGCAGCAATTGGTGACTTGGATGGCATCCTTATCAGAGTTACTAGACCAGACGTTACCTCTGGTGGTACACACCAATCTGAAACAGAACAAGAAAAGTTTATAGAGGACTTCACTATCAATGGTGAGCCTGGAGACCACGCTTCAATCTATAAACAAATAGATGAAATTATTAACACACTTAAATCTAATACAGACTAGATGACAAAAGTAACCAAACCAAAAGTACAAGGCTACTCAATAATGATTGGTCTTGAGAAGACTCTCATCCGAACGATTATTATCGCGGGCCCATTAATGCTCACTATTCTTCCTGAAGCATGGATGAACATGACGCTAGGTGCAGTAGTCACCTTCTTAGTTAACCTAGCTAAGAACTACGACCTCGATGAGAAGAACCAAGCTTAGACGGGTCAGTAAGTCACCTCTAGCTAAGGCTAAGACAAGGCTATGGAAGACCTTGAAACAGGTGCTAGATATTAGAGATGGGGAAACCTGCATATCTTGCGGTGTGACTGGTATAACAGGACACAATAAGCATGGCGGGCACTTCTTACCCTCTTCTTCATGTGGTGGATTCTTAAGGTACGACCTACGTAACGTACACAATCAATGTTTACGTTGCAATATGTACATGTCAGGAGCCACTGTTGACTACATGATTTCTCTTGAGAAGAAGTACGGTCGAGAGTTTGTTGATAAGATACTGGCTCAGCGTGGTACAGATATCAAGCTTGATGTGCAGTATCTCGAAACTCTTACTACGTTCTACGAAGGATTACTTACTAAGAACCGTGACCAGTTACTAAAGTTAACGAAAAATTACAACGGATTTATAAATGAAACTGAAACTAATAACGACGGACCCAACCCTGAAGTCGTGGCAAAGCCTGCAAAGCAAGCTAGGTCTCGTAAGAAAAACACTGGAGACAATTAAGAATGTAAGCCCAGTATCTATTGAGGTCATTACACGTACTGACCTAAAGCCAACAGTTAAGAACTCAAGAATCACCCATCCATTCATGGAGTCTCTCACAAAAGAGTATACAAAGGATGGTGAAGCGTTTATTGTGTTCCATATGTCAGAGGCATTCAGAAAGAAATTCGGTATCCAACCAACACTACGTGGCGCAGCGTTCAACGATGATAACTTCTACAGCGAGGCTTACTTCTGGGCAGATGAGAATACTAAGCGTAACAAGCACAACCAATTCATAGAGACTATGCTGCACGAAATCAGTCACCTTCTATTCCATAGGTCAGGAAAGAAAGATATTACTCATGATTGGCATGAGAGGGAGGGTACCATACGTGGCATATTTAAGACGCATGATTACCGCCAATACCAAGTCGGTATTCTACAGAAGATATCGTCTTGGATAAAGAACAAGTACGGCTCGCCGAAGGTACAACCATTGGTAGAACGAAAGGCACTTAATGTCGTTAAAGAAATGCTGGCGCTAGGCCACGTTGTCCATGTCTTTGAAGGCTATCGTACGCCTGCTAGGCAAGACTATCTATACCAACAGGGTCGTACAAGACCTGGTGACATCGTAACTAATCTTCGCGGTGGTGAATCACTGCATAACTACGGAGTTGCTGTCGACATTGTGTTCGGTCCAGAGGGACACCCATCTTGGAACCCAAAGGAACCATGGCTACTATTGGGAACAATAGGTAAGAAGCATGGCTTCGAGTGGGGAGGAGATTGGTCGGGGTGGAAAGACATGCCACACTTCGAGATGACTCTCGAGTACACAATAGATGATTTTAAGAGCAAGAGAGTAGACTATACAAAATTCCTATGAGTAAGATTATAACAAAGTTTGACCCAGAGTTAGTTAAGCGTGCGGTTGATAGGATTGCAGACCCTATCGTTCAGACACTAACCCCCATGGGGAATAATGTTTTGTTTGAAAAGGAATTCCATTCCTTGATTACGAACGACGGCTCAACGATAGCTAAGCTCATTGACTCTGAAGACGAAACCGAAGATGCTATCATCCAGATGGTGAAGTATGGCTCACTAGCCACCAACCAAGCTGCTGGAGATGGCACTAGTACCACTGTTCTTCTCACAAAGAAGCTGGTGGACATGGGTGTAGAGCGTATCAAGGCTGGCACAAAGCCTATGGCACTCAAGAAGGAGTACACTGACCTGAAGAACGCTATCATCGAGGCCTCCCTTAAACATAAGCATGATGTATCAAAGGATGAGTGGTTTGATATCGCGATGATATCCTCAGGCGGTGATGACGTTCTTGCTGAGAACGTTGTTGAGATTATAGACACGGCTGGCGTTGACGGCATGGTATTCCTTAACGAGTCAAAGACCGAGAACACTCGTATCATTAAGGATTCTGGTTACATGCTGGAGCAAACTATGTTTGACCCAGTACTTGGAAATGTGTCACAGGGTAGGGCTGACTACACTAAGCCGTATGTATTCGTAACGGACAAGAAACTCTACCACATAGAAGAGTGTCGAGAGATTCTAGAGACAGCCTTTAAGGTGGGGGCGAAGGAGGTAGTGATTGTCGCCCGCGACTTTCTTGGGGAATCAGCTGGCTTCCTCATCTCTAACCATCTCGATGAGAAGGTACCACTTAAGGTGCTGATGATTAAGTACCCAACACCTGACAACAACCATGTTGGTCTCTATGACCTTGCTACATACCTCGGTGGGCATGTCGTCACAGAGAAACGTGGTTCATTGAAAGGTAAACTAACTGCCGATGACTACGTTCTATCAGAAAGAGTCTACTCACACGGACCAAAGACAATCTTTGTAACTGAGAACAAGACAAATCCTGAGTTGTCAATGCTGATTCAGGAGGTTCGTTCAAAGAAAGAAGAGGACCCAACCGATGACAGCCTTGCTAAACGACTAGCCTCGTTAACAGCAGGTACAGTTAACCTTGAGGTTGGAGCTGCTACAGGTCCTGAGTTACGAGAGTTAATCTTTAGATATGAAGATGCGATTAATGCAACGCGTGCTGCGATTCGTAGCGGCTACGTTGTTGGTGGTGGCCTTACTCTCTTTAATGTTACGAGGGATTTGGGTGAACTAGGTAAAGAGTTTGGGCTTGCGTCTGTACAGCAGATTGCACTCAACTGTGGTGTTGACTTCTCAGTCAAGGACTACAGTGGTACGGTTGGCTACAATGCCAAGACAGACAGCTTCTCTGACCTAGAAGCAGATGGTGTCATTGAACCATACGATGTATTCAAGTACTCAGTAATCAATGCGTTTAGTATTGCAATTGCAATCTTAACATCAGGATTTATCATCACTAATAAAATAAAGAAAGACAATGGAAAATGCAACTGTTGAAGAGACTACTAATCTAGAGGCTGAGACACAGAAACGAATCTCTGAACGTATCCAAGAAGTGCTTGAGGCTGAGGGTTATGCTCTACAGCCGTTCATCCAGTACTCTGAGTTCGGACTTGTGCCTCGTGTACGCTTAGTAGCCATTAAACAAAAAGATAATGATGGACAAACAGACAATCCAGCAGACTCTGGAGAGACTAAAGCAGAAGACACAGATACTCCAGTTGAACCAGCACAAGACGCTTAGTGACTACGTAATAGTTGTCCCTGTTGATATCCAAGAGCCAGGAGTTACTAGTCGTGCCTCACAGTTTGAGGACCGACCAGAGATTGGACTTGTCGTCGGAGCTGGACCACTAGCTGAAGGTGTCGAGATAGGTAATGTTGTCTTCTTTGGGCGGTACTCACACGTACAACTCACACACGATGATGTCATCTATCTAATCATGAGGCTAGAAGATATATACTGCATAGCTGAATAGTTTAGTATTAACTAACAGAATAGATATGAATGAACCAATCTTGAGTGCCTATGAAGATGAGCAGGTCAAGCTGGATGAGATGACCGAGGAGGTCGGTGAACTCTGGCTGGACATTGCCTCTCTTCTTAGAGAGAAGGGCTACAAGCTGCGACCAATCCTTGTGAATGGTCTACCAGATGTAGTTATCTCCAAACTATAGCACCTAAACCACACTGAGGGATGCGTTTAAACCCCTCTAAAATGCCCTAGGACGCGTTTAAATCTCAAATAGGATATACCCTACGTCTACCCTATTTTAAGAGGCTTAAATCGCATATCCAGGTACTAAAAAGGCCACCCAATGGGTGGCTTTTATAGTGTCTAGATAAATTATCTACCAATTGGTCTTACTTCTCGTTCAGAGATAGGTGGTTCGGTCAGGAATTGATTCTCTGGTCGATACTCCGAGTCTTTTGGTAAGTAACCAGTCTCGAAAGTCTTGATTACTCCATTCTCTGTAAGAAGTTTAGTAAGGTTTTCCTTCTGCCGATAAGCAAGGGAAGATTCCTTCGACGTTAGGTTGTACGGGAGAGCACCAACTCCCAGAAGTCGGAACGTTTCTTGGTAGAAACTTCTTTCTCCAGGACCAAGGTCTTGAGTGTTACCCCGCATTAGCTTACCATACATGGTCATAGGATTAACCCCCCCCTTAGGGTCAACTCGAACACCTTGTTTATCATATCCGTCTGACAATGAATCGGTCATGAATGGCGGTAGTCCCATCTTCAGGATACGTGCACTGATATCTGCTAGCACAGTAGACATATCATCGGTCTCATTGAATACCTTATTACCAGCAAACGTCTCATTAGATGATAGTTCTTTTACTAGCCCAAGTACAGGATTAGCCGTTAGTGGGTCTTTCAAGTACGACCCGTCTGCAAGAGCACCAAATGGGATTATGTATGAGAGGTCAAAGTACATCGAGCGACCAGCATCATCCTTCCATGGTAGCCTCATCACGAACATGTCGTCACGCATGTAGTCAGGCATCGCCTCTGCTTCCTGCTCTCCTTCTATTCCAGCCGCTTTAAACAAATCATTACGTGCCTTACCGAATACAGAAATGCGGTGTGGGTTCTTGGCAAGTGTCTCAGCCACTAGTGGTGCTGCCTTTAAGGCGAATGTTATGAACGGTACTCCCCAGATAGACTTACGCATTCTTTGAACGAACGGTGTAACTTGTGAGTAGTTGAATGTAGCTGCCATAGCCTGTCGGTAGGCATCTTCTTTCGTTAATCCCTTGCTTAGTCCAAACTTATAGGCTGCAACCTTAGCAATATTGTCGGTATGTCCGTATGATTTCATCATAAGGTTGTCAATATGCTTACCGTACTTTCTAAACATACCCTTACCGCCAAGTTGGGCCGCCATAGACTTCTCCATAAGGTCCTTATTGGTCAAGTAGTTAGTCAGCAACTCATTGATGTAGCCACTTCGCTCATTGAAGCCCATGCTCCGCATCTCATTCAGATACTTTCCATTCGTCTTGAACTCTTTTAGGGCGTCGTAGTAGATATCAGCACGCCACGGGCCCATTCCCATCTTCCACCAGTTCTGGATTGAGGCAGAAAATGCGTTACGTACATGAGAGCCTGGATTCCAGATTACCTTAGCATGCTTAAACCACATAACTAGGGACTCACCAACCTCTTTTGATGGCTCAAATGACCCCTTAAGAACCTCCCATATCTCTTTAGACACGTACTTACCAGCCAGTTGTCCCATTCTTTGAGTCTCTATCTCATCAAGGATACCACTCTTCTGCCAAAGCAGGTCAGCATACTCATCTTCCAGCTTGTTCACAGCTTCTTGAACAAGCTTTAGGTTAGTCCCCTCTAGTACACGCTTCGTCTGTTCTAGCTCACCAAACTTTCTTGCGTTTTTCTCTGCCTGCCTGATTCTAGCTAGTTGCTGTGCGTCTGTTAGGTCTGAGAAGTAGTCTGCACTCTCAGTTAGAACCTTAGCTTTATCTGGGTAACGGATTGCATCCATAAATTCAATCTCATTACTCCATTGGTACATTAGTCGAGGGTCGTTGAATGCCCTCGAGAGAGCTATACCCTCAGGCTTTGTTCGATATTCCTTCCATAGGTCAGCCGTTGAGATTGTTTCCCTTGCTAGGCGGTCACTCTTCGTTCCTGCCTTTAACCACTTAGTTAGCGGTTCAGCCAAAGCTTTCTGTCCAGTAGAGGTAGGTGCTTTCTTGAGTGGACCGTCAGTTAACTTCGCACTCTCCCTAAGAATCTGCTTCATCCCAGATAGTGCTTCACCTATCTCGTCTTCGGTAGCTCCTTTCAACCTATCTAATTCCTTGTCAATCTTATTAATAGTTGAGACCAACTCCTTATCGTCTTTCACTGCGATACGGCGGGCACTCAACACAGTCTTTAAGTTGTCTCGGACAGCTACCAGCTTCTTCTTCAAGTCTATTTCCTTACCTTTTAGTTGGTACTTCGATGAATCATCAATACGATGTAGGTCTTCCATCTTCCCACCCTTTGCTGCATACTCTGCCAGCTTATCGTCAGACATAGCATACCCATCAGCAACGTACTTCTGTATTTCCGCCTTCTTTACAAGGTCAATCTGCTTAATTAGTGTTGTGCCCCATACAACAGTAGGGTTATCAACTTGACCAAGAGCCTTCATCATGGCTGGGGATAGCTCACGATTACGTGTCCTAGACTCAATCGCAATACCAGCCCTTCCTTTTGTACCCTTTGCTTCGAGGTATTCATCGTAAGATTGCTTAAGGTAAGTACCCCAATGCTCGTCTGCTGTTTCTTTTGAGACAACACCGAGGTCAACAAGCTTCTGCATAAGGTCATCTCTCATCCTGTAGGCTCCTGAGATTGACTCGAAATCTTCTGGTGATAGGTCACGCTGTAGTACCTGTAGGTCTTCAGAAATGATACGCCCGTCCATACCCTTTGTTAGGGTCTTGCCGAATACCTCTGGCTTGAGTTTGTCTAGAGTCTTAAGAAGGTCATCAGCGTAGACAACAATCGCTTCATTACGCCCTACGACCTGTTCATACCCTTCAAGGAATGACTTATCAACAGCTGAGCCATAGATAAGCTTATCGCTCAAGAAGGTCAGCGGCGTCCATCCTCCCTCGCGATGGAAGAATTTTTGTCCGTCTACCTCTATCTTAGTTAGTTCACCAAGTAGTTTTGATTTAACTGCGTTTCCTCCCTTTACAACGCCTGGAATCTTTGTTACAATCTTCCATGGGGCAACGTATGTCAACGGGTCGAGGAGAATGTCCCCCATGAATCCTGCCACCTTTCCTTGCCAGCCATTCTTCCCAAGAGAATCTTCATCAGAGAATGACTCTCGATTCTTTACACCCTCAGCGAATCCTTTCCCTTTAGCAATACCAACAAATCCATAACTGAAAGTGTTTAGGACATCCATGGCATCCATGACAAATCCTCCAGACATGTACTTCTGGCTCTCTCCACCAGCTTTATTTATCTGGTCGAGGGCTTCGTTCTCAAGACCAGCCTGCTTTGCCATATCATAGAGACCTTGTGGTGTCTTGAGATTTATCGTCTGATTCCTGTAGCTATCAAATGGATTCTTACTACCACCAGATAGTTTTAACGGTTCAATCGTTTGGGTAGCGGTGCTGTTCAAATTTATATTAGCCATGCTTTTCCTCTGTTAGTATGATTAATAAATTTGACCATTGCTTCCGTATAGAATTTCTCCTATTGTTGCACCACCCCATGTGTTGAACGACTTACCAACAGGGAGTCTAGTCTTAGCTGGTGTCGTAGTAGTTGGCTTATTGAGACTATCCATGAATCCTTTGTCTGAGATAACACCATTGTAGGCGCCCATAACAATCGTAGCTAAGTCTTCCATGTTACCTTCGAACCCTATCTGTGTACCCACAGCAGCTAGGTACTCAGTACTTGTTATCTGTTCTTTGGTTAGTGTACGAGCAGCCAGTTTATTCTTGATATCCTGAGCAATCATTGCCTGTGTATTCGTGGAAGCCTTTTGAGTCTCAAGCTCCTTCTTCTGTAGACTGTACTGTGCCCAGCTAATCTGGTTACGCTCACGCTCAAGCTCTAGTTGTTGCGTCTTTAGGTCCATATCCTTTAGACTGAGCCCATAGTCCTTCTCGAACTGGTAGTTAGACTGTAGTAGCCCCAACGCAAACTGTTTCTTATTCTCTTCCTGTGATGACCAGAACTGTTCATTCTGCTGAGCCTGACCAATAGCCTCTTGCTGAAGATTAGCCACACCTATTAGATTAGAATAGAAGGTTTCTTCTTGTTGTTGAAGGAACTCTAGCTTCTTAATACGAAGACCTGCCATAGCTGCTGCTGTGGTAGCATCGTTCGTCATCATTGCCTCCTGATATCGAGCGTCTAGGTCTCTAATAGACTTAGTTGTGGTTTCAGTGAGCTCACGAAGCCCTGCAACCTGTGTAGCATAGCCTGTCCTGCCTTCTAAGGCTTCGGTGAACTGAGCCCCTGCCCTATCTTCAGCATAAGACACCTCTCTCGAACGTTCTGACTGAAGCCGTGCTGCGGTCGCTGCTCCTGCTGACTGAGTGTCCTTCATCGCGGCATCAATTGAGTTCTGAAGCTCTGAAGAAGCTGAAGTTGAGATGCCCTTACTCTGTTCTGTTAGCCGTGCCGTAAGAATATCAACCAATGGATTCGATTGAACTTCTTTTCCACCCGTTGCTGGGCTCTGTGAGGCATAAGCAGCTAATACTTTTTGAAAATCATCCATGTTTATCTACGCTTAATTATTCTACGATTACGGAGGTTAATACCTGCCACTTTAAAGTTTGAACTACCCATATCTCTCTCTCCAGAGAAGTTCTTACGGTATCGTTCTAGTGATTTGTTGGCCTCTGAGTCCTCTGACCTCGCATTCTGAATCAGCTGTAGACTTCGGAACAGGATTCCAGCAGCCTTGTGAGCTACCGCAAACTTGTACTGTGGATATCGGTCTGAAAAGAACGGGACATCTGTTACTGCTCCAAACTCTGTAATCTCTGTACCTGCTGTGTTGTTGCCCACTCGATAGAAGATATACTTGAAGGTAAGGTCTACTGGTTCTGCGATACGCATGTCTGATAGTTTAAAACCATCTACTGCGGTCTTTGCTACATCATGGTTTATCAGCCACTCCCACTCTGTTAATGCTGTTATGTCTGGAGTCCCTACCATTGATAGGTCTCTCCATGCCACCTTAATTGTGTTAACACCCTCAGCTAGTGGATTACCATTGACATCCTGATTAACTACACCGAGGTAGTAGTCAGTAGCTAAGTCAGTACCAAACTTAATTGAGACCGAGGTAACATCAGTGATGTCTGGTATCTCAACTTCGAAGATTAGTACACCTGTACCCTCGTACTGGGTTAGGTCGATTGCCTCGGTAGTGGTATCAAGACCAGTGGCTGTGACACCATCTGTGGTCATGTCAAATCGAATTGAATTCTTCTCTGCTGTTATATTCGAGGCATTGGTACCTGTATATGTGAGCCCATCATCCTCTGGGAGGTCGATTAAATCACGGTGGGCGGCATCGCCAGGAGGAATAATGATACCAAGATAACTATCCGCATTATATCGTTCAATGGCATAAGCATGTCGGTTAGGATTCATTGTCGCCAGGTCTCTAGCTTCAATTCTTGTAAAGTCCCCCTGCCCAGCCTCCTCATTCTTGTATCTTAGTTGACCAGCTGTTAGTAGATACGGAGTCAGATTGTCCATCTTGTACCAAGTCACTGTTGGAAGGTACTCAATGTAAGACCTGTCGGTCATGTGTTCGTTGCCCAACTCTTCAAGTAACCATGAGGTTGCTTCGGTAAGGGCACCGTACCTATCACTGGCAGATATTCTGTCGTTAGACGAATCTCCAATGAAAGTATTTACGGATGTGATTAAGTCACTTACTGTCATATGTTATTCATTATCGGGTGAGCTAGTAGTTGTTTCGTCATGTGATATGACTGCAATACTTGGCAAGTACATGTCTGCGCCAAGTGGTTCACTCGTTGCCCACTCGACCTCTATTTGGATTGCGTGAATGTACGGCTTGTTAATACTAAAGTCTACGTACCCTCGCTTAGCTTCATCTTTGCTGATTGATTTTGTCATGCCTACTGTAGTACTCTGGTTAAAGTACAGCTTAACAGTAGCAATGACATCTGTTCCTGAGCCTGTGATTGGCGAGTTATATACTCTTACCTTACGAAGAACTGAGGTAATAGGTATATACATTACTCCAGAGTATACGTCACCTTGGTGTGGTGTTTGAGCACCATTACTTCCGGTTGTTATATCCATAGGATAAATCTTCTTGTAGTACTTTGTTGCTGTATCTAAATAAGAAAGTAATATACCTTGTTTATTAGAACGATATCCAGAACTTGCTGTCTCAACTCCAGAACCATAGAAGGTTATTCCAGATGCAATGTTATTTGCTTTAAGGTCAGTTGTTGCACCAGGTGCCTTTACTTGATGTAATATATTAACGGCATTATTACTTTCACAGTATAAGTTACCATCGTTCGCCAACCAAATAACTTTATCTCCAGCTCCTGAGAAGCCATCTGGATATTGCGGATAAGCACCGACACCTATAGTTCTCACTACAGGGAATACGACACCACCACTATCATTATATCCAAACATTCTTACTTGTGTTAGTCCGCTGTCAGAGATAACAATAAGTTTTACAACACCATCTGGAGATACATAGATTTTCTTTATTTCTCTAATACCTGGTATCTCGATGTAGTCCGTACCTCCGAAAGCTGTTGATTGCCTATCCCAGATAAACACACCACACCTGCCAGAATAGTTAGATAGAGATGTTGTCTCTACGTTTACTGGATACTGGTGCATTGCGATAAATAGTTTTGACCTAAAGTCAACAGCATCTGTTAGTGTAAATGTCTCTGGGAACAATAGTACATCTTTAGTGACCGCACCATCAATGCCACCTGTCAGCCCTCCGTCTATTTTATGTACTGCATTTCCTGCAAATATATAAGAGAAACCATTATCAGCTGGGACAATAAAGTTATGATTAGCAGAGCTAGTTATTCTTACACCTAATGTTTCAGTTAACCATGTATCATCATAGACACTACTAAATGGAAGTGGTGCAGTTCCACATTCTATTGTCTTCCCTGTTGGAAGGTAAGATACACTTCCCCAATAAGTAGTACCTCCATCATAAGAAATTGTTCTGTTTGTTGTTTTAATTGCTGGTAGAACACGAGCCTGTGGAGATAATCTACAAACGTCGCTAGCCGCAGCTCCACCAGAATTCCGCCTGTAATACATGTATGAATTTATGTACTGACCAGAAGAAAGATATGGACTAGCAGCAGCATTTGTATATATATCAACAACTCCTGTAGAGGAAATAACCAAGCTTATTTTAGTAATGTCCTTTGGGAATCTAGGGTCAAAGTTAAAGGCTTCTATACTAGGCCCATTTATATCACTCACAATATATATAACATTGTTTGCTTGATTGAGAAAGATTCCACCAGTAGAACTGCTTGTTATTGATGAAAGACTATTAATCCTAACCTTACCAACATATGAAGCAGTACTCACATCAAACGGTGTTGACATTGTATATCTAAACACAGAACGAACTACAGATACATCTGTACCAGCTACATAGTAGTCTGTTCCATCGCTAGTCATTGCTGTTCCGTAGATTGTCTGAGCTCCACCATTGCTAGCATTTGGTGAATCTTTCGCTGCGTTGTAAACGGCTGTTGATAGATTCCATGCGGTGCCAAGGTCATACGTCTTAATTACATAGCTAGCAGCTGCGCCTGTCCCGTAAAGAAACATCTTTGTTCCTGTGCTATTGAAGCTCATTCCACCAATGCCTGTTGATGGAAATTGAGCATTAACATTCAAGCTTACTGTATCATATGTTACACCAGATGCAATTTGCCATGCAGTTCCTAAGCTATATTGAAAGATAGTCTTATTAGCGCCTGATAGACCATCAATATACATTTTTGTACCATCAGATTTTAAAGCTATTGCCCAACCATTACTACCTGTCTGGGCTGCTTCCTCATACGTTGTTAACACTGGAGAAGAAGAGAGTTCTCCATATGGATTATCAACAAACAAAAATGATAAAAGTAATTTTGTATCACTGTATGTCCCCTGCGTTACTGGTTCTGATGTTACACCTGTTAGAGTACCAACAACTGTAGCTGGTGTTGCGCTTGTATTGTCGGTAAAGACAACATTGTATAGACTTGTCCCGCTATTAACAAAATCAAGAACAATTGTTCCACTACCAACATCATCAAGACTATATATATAGTTGTTAATTGTTACAGCATAGGTTTGAGTGTTTGAGGAAACCAGTGTCATAGCAACAGAGTCTACTGATGCTGATGTAACTGTACCTGATGTTGCAACATGTACAATACAAGCTATGTTACTACCAGATGGTACATCAATACTTATCGAGTTATTAACTGCTGCAGAATATTCTGAGAAGCTAGCTATAACTTTAGGTTTAACTGATGCAAAAGGATTAACTTCAACTGATGTAGTTGTCCAAGTAGCACGACTAGCCAGACTAAGTGAGTCTTCAAGTCCTGTTGTTGTATACAAATAGTATAGGTTTCTTTTATTGTTTACTTGATATACTTCAAGGTCTTGGATTATGTCACCGCTAGAAAGAGTGTGCGACAAAGCCATTGATGTGTCCGTTAGTCCATCTAGTTTGTAGATATGTGTTCCTCTGTCAGATAGATACACTGTCTCATTTACATTATCAAAAACAACAGACGTGAGTTTAGTATCTGGTGTTCCACTAGGTGAAATTGAGGTTGATGTTGTTGATATAGGAGACAAATATCCCTTCCTTAAATAAGGATTGAACAGCCCGCCAGCAAGCTCACCGTTTTTTATGTTTACTATTCTCTGAGGCTGTGGAGTTATCATGTCCTCGTCCCCAGAGAAGTTATCTGTGAGACCAGCACTCCCACTTAAGTCTAATATTATTTCTGCCATCTTTATAGATTTCTAGGTTGAATAAATTGTATGTTCTCTGCTACTATATTTACTAGTGTTCCATCTTTACTTCTGGCTGGAGCAAAGAAAGGATAGAAAATAAATACATCTTTATTACTACCAATAAGGTCTGTACTATATGTTCCGTAGTAAGAGCCATTCAGGAGTAAATCTGTAGACAGCACATTATATCTTATTTCAAGACTGAAGTTGTAAGTAAATGTTGCATCTGACATTTTTAATTCAAAGTCTAGTGGAGTCAGTACCTCTGACTTGCCAGCTTCTTTAGATGCAAAGTATAGTTTACCAGTATCAATCTTTATTCCAGCATATGCTCTGAACACACTCATGTCTGTCAACGAACCTGGTAATGACCATGCGTCATATACCGCTGGAGATAAGATGTAGCCGACTGTCTTACTTGGTGCTTTAATATAGAATTGACACCGCATTCTAGACTTCTTATCAGGCCCCATTAATCTCCCACCAGATGAGTCAATGATTCTTGATAGCTTACCAAAATCTGTAGTTGATGTTGTACCACCACTACCCAGGTCTGAGTATGCTAGATTTATGAATGTAACACCGTCGAAGAAGTAATCAGAAAGGTACTGATATACAACATCTGCGGCATCCTTCTTTTCTTCTGGTGATGAAAGTTTATTTAGGTACATTGTTTCGTTTGTTTAATCTTTCCTTCATCCAGCTCTCTAATAACTTCATTGCGTCTGCCCCTAACCATCCTCCCATACCTGCAACCACCGCAGAGGCTGCTTCTGGTATACCAATGATATTAAGTCCGAACTGGAAGAACATATATCCAGAGAAGGCGGACACTGTGAGGTGGGCTGAGAGTTTCTGCCAAGAGAACTCACCATTTGATAGGTAGATTTGTAGGTATCTTGAGAGCCCACCAACGGCAGCAACGCTTACATACAGAGCCTCTACTGGTACTTTGTTAAAAAATTCGAACATATTATTAATTGGTAAGTGATAATCCTCTAGTGGTTATTACTACTGTGTGCCTCTCTGGAAGGCCTCTGTGGGGCTCTATACGCCTCATGGTGAGGTTTAAATCGTAAAGAGGTTCTTCGATACGGTTTCAAAGGTGATGCCTGTTTTGCTGTCTAACTCGGCTTGAGATAGTGTTGCGTCCAGCTTCCCCGTAAAAGGATTAAATGTCCATGCCATATTATGTTTTCGCGACGTTACTTATTGTGCCCTTTCCACTATCTGTGTATGTGACAACTATAGTCGCCACGGTTATACCACCAGCACCACCAGTCTTATATGTCCAAGTATCTGTGGTTGCGGCCTGTGTTAGTGATATGTAGTCGTGTGCTGGGATTTCCATACCAACAAGGTAAGCTTGATTGTCCGCTGTCGCTGGATTAATCCTTGTTCCATCTTCTCCAACAATCATCGTAGAACCTCCACCACTACCAGCTCGGTCAACCTCTACCTTTATTCTCCCATCCTTTGATACAACACCATCTGGTAATTCAAATTGAGGATACTCTTTCTCTAAGATGGCTTTAAGTAGTTCGAGTACTTTATCTTTCGACTTATCATTAGTGATGACGGCCAGTAGTTTATTTAGTGACTCTACAGGTCGGTCATCTTTTAAAGCGGGGATTGTCTTTACAATCTTTGACAGTAAGTCTTCTATCGTTCCTAGCTCTACCTTATCCTTATTGACAACCTCAACCTTCTGTAGTAAAGGAAAGTTATTAATAGCAAAGGTATCAGGGATAACAATCTCCTGAAGCTATTGCTTCTCTACTGGTTTGTTTACAGCATCAATAATCGTTTTGAGAAGATGAGAGCTATCTTTAGACATCTCGACTACCTGCTCTTGTTTATCTCCGATGCTTAATAGTTCTACATAAATATCTTTTTCGTTCATTGAGTTTGTTATTAATAATGGTGATAATGTCTTAATTATACCATGCTCATTTACATCATTAGGAAGAAGTTGGTGGTGTTAGGGGAGCTGCCGGAACCCGTTTGAAACGCAATGTAACACAGCACATCAGCACTGGTGTTTATGTCTGCAGCATTACCTACTTGGAAACCATCACTATTAAATGACTGAATGTAGTTGGCCGCAAAGCCAGATGAGCGATAGTACTTAGACAAATCTCCAGAGTGGTCGGATGAGCGCAAAGCGAAATTCCTTGCCGCTTCACTTTTTATAAAAACTAAGTCCGGAGTGAACCCAACACCAGTGATGTTACGGTTATCAGTAGCGTTACCAGAGTACTCATTTTGATATACATTCTGACCGGCTTTGACTGCAATAAAGTAGTAGTTAGTCGCTGAGGCGTTAACTCCAGCAAGTGTACCAACTTGAAAACCATCAGCCTGAAGTGCCTGTATACCATTAGCTACGTTTGCCGCATTATATGTATAGGAAGAAGTATCAGTAGAAGCACCTGAGCTATTAAACTTCATCATGGAGTGATTACCACCACCCATGGTTAGTACCCAAATTGGTTGGAATCCAACTCCAGTGATACTGCGGTTGTCAGTAGCGTTTCCTGCATAGGTGCCAGACACAATATCGTCACCACCAAGAGCTAGATAATTAAATACAACAGTGTCTTTGTTTAGTGTTTTAAGCCCAGCGGTTGAACCTGAACCTTTTGCGATCGTAAAGCCATCACTATCAAAGGATTGAAACCTATCAGCTACTGTGTTTGTACTCCAGCTGTTTTCTCCTAAATAAGCAAGATTGCTACCTAGGCCAGTAATTGCTGACTGGAAAGAAAATGCTGGAGACATCTTTTCTACAGTATCAGCAGACCACACAAAGACCGCCTTCGGTTGAAAGCCGATGCCGGTAATCGCTCTCGTACCAGAAGTACCACCGTTACCTGTATATGTACCTGTCTTTACATAAAAGCTTGTGTCTGCTGGCTTTGCAGCAATTGCGACCAGGCCGAGTTCTCCTCCAGAAGAATCAAGGGTTACATTTAATGATGATGAGCCAGCGGGGGAAACATAGCTTGTCCCATACATCATTCCGTAGTTTGTACCCGAGGATGCAGTTATTGCCGTTCCACTTCCCGCAGAGATTGTCTTTGAATCTGAGCCAAAGCCACCGATTAATAGTGAGTTGTTAATAATAGTTGTGACAGAAATTGATTCTGATGTACTGGCAGCGGCATCATATATACCATTGGTGCCACCCACAGGACTTACTTGGTCAACACCTTCAAAGGCTCCAACATACCACCCCTTACCGTAGTCCACGCTAGCGTTGTATGTAATTACAATGTTGGCTGTTCCTGCCGTTGGATTGGCTAAGTACCATACACTAGACTTTGAATACCACGCTTGTGCGTTTTGTGAGGCTCCCTGTGTCATTGCAACACCATTGTATGTAATGCTATCTATAGCCCAGGTTCCAGAACTACCAGCGTTGTAGTATGTATACAACACCATTAGTCCATTTGTGAGTGTTGGGCAGGTATAGCTTATTGTCCAGGTTGAATATGTTGTGCTTGCTGTACCTCCGGTATCAGAATGGAGTGTTATTGCCATATCCTATACAGTTGAACCTGAAGCCACACAACGCCACTTGCTAGTAACTGTGTTCCAAATAAAGCCAACGTCAAGACGAGTAGTGGTAACGGTAGTGGTTGGTAAAGCTACTGGGCCGTTCTCAAATGATGCTCCCCACGTAATAGCCCTAGCTGCGGTGCCTGTCACAGCTATCCATAGCCTCTGTCCTTCCGTTGGTGTACCTGAGAGGTTGGTAGTGAATGAGGTGATGTCTACCGCTTGGGCGGTCAGAGAATAGAAGTCTACATTGTCAGTGTTGATTGTAGGTGTAGCAGATGAGGTAGTGGTGCCTGTTCGTGGAGTGACACGCTTGTTCGTGAGTGTGTTCGTACTAGAGATAGTTGGAACTGTCACGCCTTCAACCGCCACCACTCCAGCACTTACTCGCGAGAGGGTTGTGTCGGTAGCATGACCGAGCTCTATTGTAGTTCCTACAGTAAGGCTGGTTCCAATGTTTGCCGCTTTAGCAGCGCTGATACCTCCTGACGTTCTAATTGCTCCTGTTATAGAGCTTGTTGTGTCTAGTGTCGAAGGAGCAAAGAGTGATGCTGTTGCACCAGTACCACCAATGGTCAGCAAAGTGGTTGCTCCAGCCCATGCAGTAAACGAAGTAGAACTTGTCGTAATGCTTGTCGTTGTTGCTGGAGATGTCATTGTCTGCACACCTGTAAAAGTGTTGGCAGCATCTGTCCGAGCAATGGTAGCTGAGGTACTAGGGAACGTCATTACCGTACTATCAGTGCCAGCAAGGGTGATTGTGTTATTCGCCGTCAAGGTTTTACCATTAGCGATGGTTAGAGTGGCACTGGTCGCTGGTTCTGTTATCGCAACCTTAGAAATGAACGGTACACCAGTTGTGGTGGTGTTCTTTAATACTCCTGTACCAAGTGCAGCTAAGTTCGTACCATTGAGCGCCACAACAGTTAGCGCACCAGAACCAGTGGCGTCCCCCGTGTGGGTAGCGTTAGTTACTAGCCCACTATAGAGAGTGTTGACGGCGTTATCTCCTGAGTTAGTACCAGTGAGTCCTAGGTCGGTCTTTAGTGTTGCAAGTGTCTGTACTTCGGGAGTCCCAGAACCTGCTGTCTTTCGATAGATAAGAGAGGCCGTAGCCATGTCAGCTTGTTTAGCTAGTGTGACCGCACCATTATCGATAGTCCAGACAGAGCCAGTTACAGATACCGTAATGTCTCCCTTATCTCCATCTGATATTCCTGCATCAGCTGCCCATGCTGGGAGACCTGTGACAAGAGTTAATATTTGTCCATCTGTTCCCTTGGGTAGTCTTTGCATTCCACTATTGTAGTAGAGAATATCTCCATTTGCATAGCTAAGAGAGAATAGGTCTGTTACAAAAGCTGCCTCTGGGGTAGTCAAAATACCACCAAGGTCGAATCCTGGATTTGTTATGTTGAATGGAAGTACTGACATACTATATCGTTGTTACTAATTTATCCAGGTCTACCTTAGGGTCTATCTTGGAATAAAGTTCTTTTAATCTGGCGTACATTATCATCATGTCCCGAGACATTCGGTTCATGTCTTCTTCTCGGCGGTCTAGTGATAACTCTTTGCCCTCGATATTCTTTTCCCTTATCCGTAGTTTATCCTCCCTCTTTAGTCTTTCCTTTGTTGCCTTCTTCTCAGCCTCCTCACTGATTACTATCTCTTGTTCTAGTTCTTTTGCTCTGTCAGATAGTTCTTGAATTTTCTTATCTAGCTCTCGTAGATGATTATTCTTTTCGGAAAGGTGCCCTGCGTATAGGTCTGAGCTGTGGTCATAGCGTCTCTTTAGCTCGTCTACCCTATCAATTGCTTCTTGTTCTACTTCCTTGAGTTCTTTTATACGTCCAAGATGTAGTTTAATGTCTTGAGCATTCCTAACGGAAGCGGCCTCCCAGGATACGCGATTGTTCTTAGCCTCTTGAGCTAGCTGACCAATCTCCCTATTAAAAGAATTAGCACGACCACGAATATCATCGAGCCGTGCCATTTCTTCCTGCTTATCCTCTCTTATATCCGCTAGTCTTTTCTCTTCCTTAGAGATTAGAGAGATGACCTCTTTAAGCTCTTTGGTTTTATTTGCTAGCTCCGTAAGAACGGCAGACCTTCCTTCTTTTAGAATACTCAACTCATCTTTCAGTATGATTGAGTTCTTCATTGTATTTATTTTATGGTTGATATAGTCAAGCGCTTATAGCCCCGACAGTGTAATGTTGACAGTTGCAGTACCGAAGTTTGCGGCCACCCCTGTCTCCTTGAGCGACATTCGCATATACTTGTATGCTACGTCAATGATAACGTTCAGGCTTTCTGGTGCCATCTGCCATTCACGTGGGGTGATGACAGAAGATAATCCAGTGGTATCGATGACTAGCTTGTGCCAGTTCGTTCCATCAGATGATGCTTCAAGCTGAAACTCCATAGTGTTTCCAGCCTCAGCTGCCCCCATTGCGTATACGAGGTCGATAGAGACCTTGGAGAATCCACCAGTTTCAAAGGTCTTACGATTACCAGTGTATGCTGCTGTTAGCGTCACACCACTGAAGGCCGTGAACGCTGGTTGATTTAAATTATGTAGCATGTTATTTCTTCTTAGCTTCCTTAGGCTCCTTAGGAGTCTCTTCCTTGACCGCCTTCTCAATGGTCATGAATTGATAGATAGTAACCCATTGTTTCGCAATCTCTTCAGGGAAATCTACCATTGATTCTGCATCAATGAAATACGCTTCTCCTTTATAGTTTAGGGATACCTCTTTATCTAATGGGTTCTTAACTAACATACTAGTGTACAATGGTTCCTAGAGAGTAAACAGTTGCTGCTGTTGGTGATGTTTGTACCCACATAAACTCCTTTGTGTTGTTCTGTGCGATGGTCATTGTTCCTGATAGTGTAAGACCTGTTGCTGTAGATACAGTGATAGTTTCAGCTGCGTCTGCTGTATTACGGATAGTAAACTTAAATGAAAGGTTTGTTCCATTAACTGGTGAGTTTGTTGCTGCATATACTGCTGCTGCGGTTGGAAGTGTATCTGCACGTCCAGCTCCTGCTGGGTCTCGAAGGATGAGTCCACCAAGGATTTGGTCAGCTGTATAAGCTACAACTCCTGCTGTTGCTAGAGTTGATATAGTAACGTTACGGAAGATGTTTCCTGTCGCTTGTAGATTTGTAAATGTGGTTGGTGTCTTTGGCATAATTCTACTTTAATTCTTTAACACAAGCCTTTATTTTATAGACTTGTCTCCATCCCCCCGTAGAGGGACAGAGCAAGGCTACAATACGTTATGCACTGTAAGCTGCGGTAGTTCCGAGAGAACCCCAAGAACGTCGCCAATCTTTGGTGTAGTTGCCCCAACGGCCGTATACTCCAACGGTAAGCGTCTTCTTGTCTTCGTCTACTTCGGTCCATGGCTGCATGCCCTCACGGACATCGTGCACAAACTTGGTAGCGCCTGGGACCACGAGGTACCATGCAGTGTCTGAACCGCCATTGATAGCATCCAAGAGTACAGAAGAAACCATTCCTACTGCTCCCTTGTAAACGTTAATGTCGTTGTTAGCATTGCCAGAAACGAGTTCTGATTCAGTGATAACTTGTGCGGTCTTCTCCAATGCAATTGGAAGGACGAGAGTTTCACGTCCGCCCATAGTCATAGGACCACCAGCGTCTGTCAATTGCTTACGAAGTGCGAGTCGAGCTGTCTCAAGATTTGTGTCTGAGAGAACGATACTTGTACTTGAAGCGTTAGACTGTGCTGATACTCCTGGTACTACTGAAGGGTGTTGTACAGAGAATGTCGGTACACCATCGTTGTAGTACTGGAAGCGGTAGCCACGGATAGATTCCTTTCGAGTGGTGAAACCTCCGTTGAAGAGCTGGAGACCAGACTCATCGACTGAGAAGTTATAGCCACGACCAAGGTCAGTAGCTTCATCAAGCTGTGAGCTGAAGTCTCGGTCCATGAGGTTTTCACGGGTGAGTTCAACTTTACCAGCGTAAGCAGTGTAGTCTACTGATGTTACGTAAGTCTTGTAGCGACCTAGTTCGTCAGTATCTTCACCTTCATCCTTTCGAGTAACTCGGTTTTCCGAGACCTTACCTGTGAAGTTCTTTTGAGCAACATCACTAGACTCGATTGTAAGGAGAGACGAGATTCCTGGTGTGTAGAGTTCTGTTCCTTGGTCAATACATTCCAAGATTTGAAGTCCTACTCCCTTAATCAATTCGCCCCATTTAGCACGTGATTCAATCATATTAGATTATGTGTTATGTAAGCAATTAATTAAAGACCAAATACCTCAGACTCGAAGATGTTAACTACCAACTGGGTAGTAACGACTGCGCTAGGACCATGTGAGTACACTTGCTGTGAAGTGATGTTCACTGTAGACTCGTCAACTAAGAGTGAGTCTGCTAGGTCGAAGGTCTTGCCAGCTAGGTCTGAACCTGCTGTGGTTGCAAGGGTAGCATCTGCTGCTACTTGATAAAGGGCTGATTTGTCTACGTCTACACGTACACGGTTCATTGCTACAGTCTGGTTGTCAGCCGCAGCTGCGAAGGTATCACCGAAGTTACCACGATAGGTGCTTCCTGTAGATACTGCAAGGCGGTTGCTACCAATGACTTGTTCAACCACACCGAGAATCTTGTCTCCTGCGGCAACTAGGGCAGCGAATCCCGCTAGTGTCTTAACAGCGCCACCAACTGATACGGTTACTGAGTTTGCTACGATTCGGTCTACAAGGAGTGGACCGCCGAAGTTACCCAATGAACCAACTTTCTTAAACATTTTTGATTCGTTGTTTAGTAGTGAATTCTATTCAATACCGAGAGCATTGAATGCTTCTCCGTACTTACCTTTCAGTTTATTAAACTTTTCCTTTTCCATCTTTGCCATCTCCAGAACCTTTTCAGTTTCCTGAGAAGTCTTGCCATCATTGGTTGGTGGTGTCTGGCCTGTGCGGGGTGTCCCGTCATAGCCTGCTCCAGTTTCTCCATTCGGCGTGAAGTTGAGAAATCGGTATGCTTCCTCCAATCGTTGACGTGCTTGTTCTTTTGTTGAGACGTCGGCAAAGTTGAATCGTGATAGGTTATCCTTAAACTTCCCAAACACTAGTCCAACTTGGTCAGCTTGAAACTCTGGCTTGCTTGTCTTGAACTCAGCGATTGCTGATTCCAGTTCTTGCTTGCGTCGTTCCGCTTCCTTCTGGCTTAGGGCTTGTTCGATAAGGGTATTAACATCGAGTTCACCGTTATTAAGATTTGCTTTTGAAAGAGCTTCGTTCTTCTTGATGCGTTCATCCTTGAGTTCCTCTACTACTTTAGTGAGGTCCTGTTTAGATTTCTCCACAAGACTATTGGCTACTTGAGCCGCTGCCTCCGCTTCGGCCACACGCTTCTTCGTGGCTTCAAGCTCTTCCTTTAAAGCGATAATTTCCTCTTCAGTCATTTGTATAACTACCTCGCCCCCTTAATTTTAATACACTTTATAACGGAGCAATGCCTCCGACAGGTCGAGTCCTGCTTGGCGAGTCTGCCTTTTGGGCAAGGTAGGATGCAATGTAATGTGAGGGACGCACAGTTTTACTTCGCACCCTACCCCACCCATAAGATGGGGCGCTACTGTTCATAGCATCGTTCTTTCGAACTGTAATACCGAGGGCCGTATTACGGCGTAATTATAACATACCTCGTTTATTTTGTCAAGAGGGTAGACTAGAATAAGTCTTCTCCTGATACGCTCTGACTTCTTTTGTTGTAGTTGATTGACCGCTTGTGGAAGAAGTCTACATGCTTAGTGGCGATAACTTCATTATCAAACCATTCTGTCTTGTGTAGCATTGCTTCGTTTGTTTCAAAGATTCTCTTCAGCCCAACAGAGGCTAGAGAGTTATTGAGGCGGTGTTTGACGAACTCATAGACCTGTTCCTTTGGTAGAAAGTCTAGCTCTCCTGCCTCGAATATCCAGTCTATCAATTCCTTCTCAACCTTATATGTCTCCTCACAGAACTTGTATATCCTCTCCTTCCATTCTTCAGTGAACCAGCCTGGGTTCTCTTTCTGAATAATGTTGATTAGGTCGATACCAAACATACCGTGGATATTTTCTTCTTTTGAGGTTGCCTCTACTGCATTACTCAGTCCCTTGAAAATGTTCTTATGCTTATTGAAAGCCATCATTATCAAGAACTGAGAGAAGAGTGATACGTGCTCCACAAAGAGTGCGAATAGAAGGACTGATTGTGCGTACTGACTGTTATCTTCTGTCCGTGACATCTCAGCTACTGAGCTAAGGTATTCGTATCTATCTCGTAATACAGGTACTTCCATTATCTTTTCGAACTCTTTATTGAGCCCGAGTAGCTCTAGCAGGTGTGAGTATGCATCGGTGTGACGCACCTCAGACTCTGCGAATGTTGCACCTACGGCACCAATCTCTGGCTTTGGCATCTTCTTGTAGATGTCACCCCAGAATGTTTTCACCTGTACCTCTATCTGTGCGATAGCTAGCATAGCATTCTTCACTGCATTGCGCTCAGCATCCGTAACATTAATCTTAAAGTCTTGGATGTCAGAGGTAAAGTTGAATTCGGTATGTATCCAGTATGAGTGTCTTACAGCGTCTACATAAGAGTAGAGCTCTGGGTATTCATATGGTTTAAGATTGGTTCGTTTAGTGAATAGTGAACGCTTCTTCATTATCCCTCGCAAGATGTGCAAGCACTGTCTCCTGGGGCAACGTGAATGCGTGGTTTAATTGTTGGACCGTCTTCTAGTTCAGGTAGTTCAAAATCAATTTCCTTTTCGTCCTGATGTCTTTCGCTCATTTGCTTTTCTTACTAGTGAAATAAAATAGTTGGTTCGTGCATGAGCGCCACGGATTGTGTAGCGGTCTGCATCTGTACTGGCTTGGAAGTAGAGCTTAATGTCTCTCTCACAAGCATCTCTAAGGAACTTAAGGAACATCTCGTTCTGTCCGTATGCCCCAAAGATTTCAAGCACATCTTTCTCAGATGGACTATCACCTTCAGGGACAACAGCTTTGTAGTACCCAAACTTGTTTAATAATTTATCTATTACCCTCATATTAATCATATTACATCATTTGACTTAACTCTCTGTTTGCTGCGCCCATGGCTTGACCGCCTGCTCCCGCAACACCACCTCCAGCTTCTTCTTGTGCTGGCTGTGGCTGTTCTGGATTAATAATCTTTGTTGGGTCTAATCCCATTGAGATTGCTAGGCGTGTGAGTGGTTCATCAAGATTAACTCTATCACCACCTACCTGTGCTAGGATTTGGATTTGTTGTAGTAGTAGTCCTTGTTCTGCTAGGGATGAGTGTTCTCGTCGTGTATCCAGTGCGAGTTTGATATCAAAGTCTACATTGCGGATATACTTAGGAGATATCGCGGTTACTTCTACCTTTCTCTTCTGTTCTACTGACGAGATAATTGACCGCGCCTGTACTTCAGCTGCTTCTGGCATAGCCTCCTCACTACGGTAAAGCTCAAGTACTCTTGTTCCACGTTCTCCATTGCTCAACTGTGTGTCTCCAAATGAGAAGGTAGCAAATGGTTTCTTGGTGTCTGTGTCAGCGAGAACTCCTGGTACCATAGTGGCATTAGGCTGGAAACCAAACTGTAAGATGTTCTTGATGCGTAGCATTGCCTTTCGTTTGATGGCACCGTTAAGATTGCGGGCCACCATTGTGAGAATAGAAGCTACGTTATTTGCAGCTGTGTGAATCTCATAGGCAGTGGTACGTTCTGAGCCAGTGCCTGTCATTCCCTGTGAGACTCTGTCCAAGGAAGACTCTTCCATGATACGTCGAGTATACTCAAGAATGAACTGGTGCCATCCTGTTGGAGATGGAAACTGTAGTGGCATGATAGCTTGCTGTAAGCTAAGACCGCCTGTGTCAATAGAAGTTCTTCGTCCTGGTCGTAAGTAATCATCCTCGAAATCATCGAACCCTGCGGTGAAAATTGGAGTGAAGATAGACAAGAACGACTGGTCCATCATCATGTTCTGCAATACGTTGAGTACGTCCTGCATGGAACTAAGCTTGTTTGGTAACGATTTACCGTAGAAGAACTCACCGAATGGTTCATTGATGGCAGAGAAGAACGGTTGTTCTTTATGCGCCCATGGCATTGGTTGTACTTCTTCACTATCTCCTAGAGGATTGAGCCAGATACCGTTAGCTATCATTACGTACTGGTCTCCTACTGAGTCATAGTAACGTATGAATTCGACAGAACCTTCTGACACATCTGACGAGATGAAGTCTAAGTAGTATGGCAGTGTTCCACCTTCTCTTTGAGCTGACTTCTTTGCTTCAACTAACTTTGATTTCTTGTAGTGACCAAAGTTCTTTTGGAATGTTGCAATGTCCACTATCTTTCTCCAGAAAGAGTATGGCTGGTTCTTTGCTCCCATAATCCCAACGCTCGCTGGGTAGTATTCCTCAATAGGAACTAGGCTTGCGTAGAAGCGTGTGGTTTTTATAACAGACTCCTTCACAGTCATTCCATCTCCGATACCGTGTGCCTCTCGAATCTTCTTCTTTGTATATTCAATGTCCTCGTACCCAATAGCTGTGCCTTTAACGAACATCTCGAGGATAAACATGGACATGAACTGCTCATATTCATCTAGCTCTTCAGTGTACTGATAGAGGTTTGTGATGATTTGAGCTCGTAGCACATCCTCTTCTCCACGTGGTAGGGCTGAGGCTATTGGTAGTTGCTCGGCCAGTTTGCCGTGCATAGACAGTACTTTGTTTCTCGTGAAACCATCGTTAAAGCCTGACTGCCAATCTTCCATTCCGTCTCGTAGATATAGATTCGTATTGAATCGCTCTACTGAATCTTCAATATAGCTAATGAGATTCATTCCATCGAAGTATGCAAACGCCCTATCTCGGTCAGTCTGTGCTCTGCGGAACAGTTGCGATACTTGTCCAACTACTTCCAGTTCTTTTTCTGAGGGCTTGAACACTTCTCCATTAGAGTACAACAGCTCGTATAACTTAATGGGGTCTTTTTTATTCGGTTGCATTATTTAATAACGACTTGTCTGTACATGTCCTTAGCGGTTCTGTAGTGCTCATCGTTGTTCTTAAATTGATAAACACGAAGCCTTATTGCTTTTATAGCCTCGTAGTATCCCTCTACGTAGTTCTTAATCTTCCTTTGAATCTCTCCATCCTGCTCATACTCAAGCATAAGCTTAAGTGAATCTTTGTATGGTGACTCTGTGTACCACTCATATCCATTAGCTGGCATCTCCTTATATACCTCATGTACATAAGCATCCTTCCAGTAGATGCGGTAGAATCCCATACGGATGCGGCGCACCTTGAAGTGCTTAGACATCTTTCGTAAATCTTTTACAAGTCTACGAAACCAATAGCTACCGCCTTCTACGCCTAACGTAAGGGTTGAATCCTTTGCCATCTTTCTTAAACTTATCTGATACCTTAGCCTTTGTCTTAACCGCACTCTCTAGTCCAAGACATAGATACTCCAGTCCAGAACGATGGTGAGAGGTCCAGTCATGGTTAGGTTTAACAGAACGTATCTCGTCCTCTCCATGGAATCTAACCTTAGGATAGGCCGCCTGTTCGATACACATGCTGAAGTATTCGTTGTCTTCGTTCTTGTTCAGCTCTACTCCTTGTCTTGCCCTCATCTTAACTGCGGTCTTTCTTGTTTGGAATTCCTTCCACATCTCTTCTGAGTTGACATAAATGCCCGCCTCCTTGAGGATTGAGAACACCGATTTGTTGGTGACAGCTGATGTAAATCTACCAGCTGGGTCTCCAAACACGGTACCTCTCTTCCATTTACGGTGTGACTCTATCTTCTCTATCTCTTTCTTTGTATACCTGAAGTCATCCGATGGGATTACTCCAGTCAAGAATGGAACAAAGAAGTCAATGGTCTCTCCTGTTTTATAGAAAGAATCTATAATTCTGAGCTTACCATCAGCTATCTGTGCCCAGATTAAAGATGTTCCGTCACTCTTACCCCAGTCTGCACCAACATATAGGGGTAACATATCATTGTAGGGATAGAAACCAATTACTGGTTCCCACTCTGGGTATACCCTGCCCTCCAATGAACGTTCGTAGCTCAGGTCAATTTCCTGTGCCATGGCTTCTGGTGTGCGTCTCGATGCCTCAAACTCATACCACTTCTTGTCCTTCAGGGGGTGGAGCTTCCACAATAAGGATAATACATCCATGCCTGAGGTCCTGAGTTTCCAGTAGAAGTTGCGTCCTGCTGGGGTTGAGTTGGCTATCTGACACGCTGTGGTGTCTGCACCAGCCTCCCATGATTCCTTTGCTGTCTCCCAGAATCCAAGTTCATCGTAAAAGATTGCTGTCTTACGGGCCCCGCGGCCAAAGTTCTTGTTCATGGTGTCACCAGATATAATGTTATTACTCTCTGGATTGACAAGCTTAAGGTTATTCCTATGCTTCTTTAGATTGAATCTCTTTGGTAGAATCCACTTAGGCAGGTTCCTGATTGCGAACTCTAGCTTCCCAAAGAGGGCGTCTTGGTTAACTCCATCATCTACCAGCTTCTCTTTGTATGAACCTAGTAGAAGGTTTGTTCCATCTCTAAACAACCAGTACCACAAGAATACATATACCATAAGCCATGATACCCCCATGTCTCGAGACTTCTCTACTAGAAAGTTCTTACCATGGTCAATGTGCTCAACGATATATCTTACTGCATCTCTCTGATAATCAAAGAGTACTACGGGAAGATTCTTATTCTTACTGCGTGGGTCATATGTCCAACAGAAATTCTCTATAAAGAATATAGCTCCTTCTGCTGGATTGTCTGGCCTTTGACAAAGATTATAAACTAGTATCTGAGCAGCTGGGTTATTGTTGGCAACCTCGTTATGCTGTGCTCTTAGTATTAACTTCTCTCTTTGTTCTGGTTGTTCTAGCCAGTCTAGATAAAGCTTCTTTCTACGCTCAAACTCTGAGGTAGCCTCGGGGGCCTCCACCAAGGGGGAGATGGCCTGTTCCTGCTCCATACTACTTCTCGTTCTGTTCGGCGTACTTCTCTCGCATCTTATTCAATTCCTGTAAGGCTGTGTCAGAATTCATATTGATATCTATCTTAGCCTGTATAGCAATGTTCTCTGTAGCTAGTCCATTCATCAATTGTGACTTATCAAACAGAATACCGAACACTGTAGCAAGTGTGGCAAGGTTAACCTTAGCTAGTTGGTCCTCATCCACATACACCTCTAATAACTTCTTATTCAGAGTTTGTATGGCTAAGTTACGGGTATCCTTGGATAACTCTACCATTTCCTCTGTATCTATCTTCCTTAGTCCTTGTTTCGTAGTAACCACTGCTGGTTCCTTGCCTCTGCGTCGGGCCATTTGTCTTCGCTGAGACTCATTGTTCTTCGCTTTGGCTAGTTCCTCCTTGGTCATGAACTCGGCGCCAGGGATTACTATCTTGGCTCCCTTAGGAACCGTCTTTCTTATTTTGCTCATAAAGCTTCAGCATTATACCATACTATGTAAAATTTGTCAAGTACTCCTTGTACGACCGAGTGAAACTCTCAAGGGGCCATGCCCCGAATTCGTCCCTTGGACTCAAGTACCACTGGTACGATTGCCCTATAAGCCTCTAAAATCCTGAAGATGACCTAAGTATCATGTTCTGAATTTAAAACGCTCTACGGGCATTTTAGGGGCATTTAAAGCGATGTCTATTCCTACACACTATTGGTTTTTTAGATATCTGAAGTGTTATGGCATACATCTCAGATTCTTTAAAATTATATCTCGCTCTTGAGGGGTAATTATACCTACCCACACACTGATTCCCCCCTATACCCCACCCCTATCATTACATCATGAATATCGAATCCTGTCAAGACTGTACAAATTCCATCGGTATTGTATAAACTATGCCATTATTATTCTTTTATGTAAAGGCTGGGGGGGTGGTATATACTTTAGGGAGACTTTAGGGATACTTTACTTTATGGTATACTTGTGGCATAAGTACAATTATTTGACTACTTCGATATACTGTGGTATGACTAGCTATCCCCATTGACTTCTATAGTGCTATCCTGTATGCTCTCTAGTAGGTAGAAAGGCATGACCGCCAAGACTACCAGTTCATTACAATAACAGTAACTATAATATGAAACCATCACTACTTATGGCTATGCTATCAGACTTGCTTTATCTTGAGCAATCTGATATGCTAGCTATGACCGACACGGTGGTACAATCTTACAAGGAAATGGGAAACTATGACCGCGTGAGGATACTACGTGTTGTTAGTATATAGTGTGCAGCTAGGATATACCATAACCGCCTAAACAGGTGAGAATGGTATGCCCTGTGGTGTACACTATGACCGCATAAAGGCGGTAAAGTTACACCACAAGATTACCGACTTGCATAGTTGCAAAATAATCGCAAGTATGATAATCTTAAAGAGTCAAGGGAAAGAGAGTCTCGGAACCTTGCAACAGTACATTTACAATCAAAGGTGAGTATAGGTGAAAACCTACACTGACCGCCTGTTGTGACTAACAGGTTTATATAAAAGACTTTTACGCAATCTCTGAAAACTTGCATGTGCGCTGGATAGCCAAAACATGCAACGGAACCTAGCAAGTAAGTTATAAAAGCCCTGTACCCTGTTGCAAGTAGTATCTGATACTATAAGCACGTACGAAGTGGGATATATAGCAATCCTTGTGAGCATACGTGAGTGAATGTAAAAGTGACTATATATAGTTTGATTGTCATATATGAGCCTTACAACTCGAAAAACTGTAATAGTGTGTACGTGTCGATATATAAAACTGATTATACTTTGAAAGGGTACAATAGTCAGAAAAAGACCAACGACACACGAATAGTAGCACGTTGTCATAACATACATTGACAATCGTTCCAGAACTACAATGCCCGCCAGCTATACTATAGGGTAATGCATACATTATCACGTAAAGCAGCGACAAAGTAGGTAAGAATAAAGCGTATACCGTAACACGTATATTGTCAGTAGCTTATAGGGCTTGCGAATACCGCAAGAAGTAACGTAGAATTGTATACAGTCACGATACTCTGTGAGTGTATGATATAATCATACTGTGACATAACGACAATGTGCTACAATGTAACATCTCACGCTAGTACACTTGTAAAGTGTAGCATGTCATATAAACTACAGGTGATGCCGTGAAAAGTAACATACTGTATACATGCGAGAAAGTAAGTAGAAAACGTGAGATAATAACAACGTCAGATTACCGTTAGTGCCTTTGTGCCTTGGTAGTCTGCACGTTATGGCAAGTGACCCGCTACAGGGTAAGTAGCAATACAGAAACATATATACACAACTCCTTTAATTAAAGAACTGTTATTGTTTGAATTGATTCTATTTGAATTCTATCGCTTGTCATAACGTGCATAAGCACGTGTATATTATAAGTTATCATCGAAATATGCTAGAGTTATCGCTAGTATTAACAGCAGTATTATTCTTGAATTATTGTACACAATGAAAAAAGGAAAAGATAACCGTAAATTCTACGGTAAGATGTTGCGAATGATTAACGATAAAAGGCGTAAGCATTGATATGACTATAGATTTAGTAAGCACGCCAGTTGGTACGTATTATCGTGCCAGCATACGACAAAAAGGATACGTTGGTTCGTATACGTGTAAGAATAGACTGGAAGCAATAGCAGTATGTTATCAAAATTTCACAGAGTATCTGTGGAAGTAATCAAATAAAAGTATGTCATTTAGTTTAGAATATGCATTTGCAAACGCTGAAAGATTGTTGAACGCCCGTAAAAGTGCAAGTGCTAAAAGAATCAGTTATGTATTGTACTATGCAAACAATACAAAGCGTTATGAAGGTAAAATTGAAGGGTACACAGTAAAGCAACTTATTGCAGAGTTCAGATTGAACTACGGGCAATACAAGATTGCGTTCATCACCAAAATTGGTAATGATGATGTGCTATGTTACTACAACTCTGCTCGTAGTGAGAAGTTCTTTTATCCAAACAGAACACATACACGTAAGGCAAAGTAGTATGTTAATTTTATTAACACTGTTTATAGTATTTGTTTTCCTTGTGAAATCTTATCACTATATTAACTCTCATGAAGAGTTGCAAATACCAGAGGTTACTTTCACATACTTGAGTTTATGGGTAGTGTGGTTTAGTATATACATAGTCTGGTTATTATCAATGTGGTAAATTTCTATGAAAACAAAATCAATCATTGATAGGGCTTTTGATGGGGCTGGTTTTACTTATAAAGTATTAAGTAAACATAAGTCCACTTGTCCTTTCTGTGATTACCCACAGTGGGTGATTGAAGTAAGGAATAGTCATGAATGGTCTGATGGTGTAATTGAACATGATGTTATCAAACTACAGTTACATAATTTCATTGAGCTTGGTTATATAATCTCTATTAAGAGTACAAAACGAGCAGGTCTTTCCCTTGGTATGTTTAGAAAGTTAGAAAGGTTACAGACTAATTTAATTAACGAATTTAACAAATGACAACAATTGCAGTATACGGTAGTCTAAAGAAAGGAAAGTATAATCACAGTATACTTGAAGACCAGAAGTTTGTAGGTACGACAACAGTAAAAGGAACTCTGTATAGAGTGAGTTCATATCCTGCTCTTGTAGAAGGAGGGGATACAGAGTATCCATCTGAGGTGTATGAAGTAGAGGATGAGATGTATGAGCGTATCAAGAGAATGGAACTAGGTGCTGGGTATAAAGAAGTAGAGGTTGCTTGCAATATACTAGAAACACTTGAGGTTGTGCCCGCCATAGTGTACTACGCAGATACTCTACTAGCAGAGAGGTGTAAGGAACATTACGAAGTGATTAGTGAGTACTAATTACAGGAATGTGTGCGCCTTAAAGACTACAGTAATATGAATTAATTACAATTTATTAGTTAGTAGGTATGTACCTACTGAACAGGGTTTCGTGCAAACACTAGGATATGTAGAGAGGAAAGTGCAACATACCAAGTACCTCGTTGCTAAGGCCGTGATTATATTCAGTAATCGGCGGTAATGCTATACGACTGTCAGGAGTTGAGCGCTGGAATCATGTGTAGCGTCATTGCTCTTAACGATTTTTTACTGACGGGAGTGATGAAAAGAACCTATATATTCGGGGTGTCGGAACCCTATTTAGTTGGTGCATTCCACATTATCATTTAATCCTAGTCATTATGACTATACAACAGGTTAAAAAATTAATCAATAAGTGCGGGGAAGTAGTATCAGTACACTATGGTTGGAACATAGCAAAGTTTCGAAAGGATGAAATCACCATTAACGGTGATGTCCTGAAATGTGGTTACTATGAAATTAACAGCAGGGATATCAGAGCTATTGCGAATGGAGCCTATGTGTCAGTAGCTGCAGCGGTAACATTTGGTAGTGACCCCGAGCTATTCTTTGTAAAGAATGGGCAGATTGTACCAAGTAACGATGTTATCACAACAGATGGTGGTGATGTTACACGTGATGGTTTCCAACTTGAACTAAATCCGCAAGGACATACATGTCGTGAGATAGCAGGCTCGAACATAGCAAGGGCTTTATTTAGAGCTGAAGAGATAGCTTCGAACATCGGTGCAGAACTTTCTATTGCTGTTGGTGTTACTGTCGGTGATGAGGCATGGAAGAAATCTACATTTGAAACAAGACGTTTTGGATGTAACCCAACATCCAATGTGTATCAAAAGATTAACCGACTAGCTACTGGTATGCGAATCAGATTCCGTTCTGGTGCTGGGCACATCCATATTGGTGGGCTTAATGCTCATGAGAAGGCTGACTTGCCTACGATTGTCAAGCTTATGGATATTATTGGTGGCAACACAGCAGTACTCATTGACCGAGACGAGAATAACGCACATCGACGCAAGTACTATGGTAGGGCAGGAGAATACCGACCGAAACAATACGGTCTAGAGTATCGTGTGTTCAGTAACTTCTGGTTGAGACATTATGTACTATGGTCGATGGCTTCTGGCTTGCTACGTAATGCAGTTGGTATATATCGAGCAGGGCTAGCTGATGATTTAATCAAGCGATTCGATATGGTGAAGGTACGTGAAGCAATTAACACCAATGATAAGGCGTTAGCAATGGAGAACTTTCTTATCTATAAGAAGTTTCTGGAAGATAAGAACATCTTTACAGGTAGTGGAATAGATATTGGTAACGTGGATTTATTCCTTGCATGGGCAAATAAGAAAGACCCAATTGCTGAGCTGGCACCAACTCTGAAGAGCACCTTCGATTCATGGGAAGAGAAATTACACTACGGTGCTAATGGATTTGAGAAGTTTCTTGACCACTCAGCCCTTGACGAGTTAGACCATTGCAATGGATGATCTTGCAATGGATGATTACGATGAAGAACTTTACTAGCAATTAAGGAAGTATAATGATTACATCTAATAGACGCTTTGGTATTGAGATAGAATTTGTAGCGCCGTCTGCTACTGCTCTTGATAAAATCCGTGGTCGGTTGAATGTAGTTGATGATGGTTCTTTACGACCACTACTAAATGCAGGTGAGTATGTATCCGATGTTCTCCGAGGTGAAGACGGTGAGCGTTCAGTAGAGTACGCTTGCGAGATTCTTAAGAAACACGGAGCACACTCTAGTGACATAAAGACATCCGTACACGTTCATCTTGACGGAATGAAATCGCAACATGTGTTACGCTCTACAAAAGACTTCAGCAAAATTCCAACTAACCAAGCTGTGTATAGTTTATCTTCACGAATGAAGAAGACATTAAGTGAAGCACACTTTGCAGCTGCTGGCAGGGAAGGAAGACTACAGTACCTAAATCCGAATGATAACTACGTGACGTCTTCGATTGGTAACGTACTCTACTTCTCATCTGTTACGCTTACTAGGACACCTTCGATTAACTATACTTACTATTGGATTGAAACGCCAGACCGATTCAAATGGCTACGTAATGTGTTCTATTTCTACACACAGTTTTCTAGTGTGATGGATAGCATTGTGTCAAACTCCAGACGGTGTGGGAATATGTATTGTATTCCTCTTGCGAAGTCGTATGAACTATCAGAGATAGAGAAGTGTAAGAGTGTTGAAGACATTGCACAGGTGTGGTATAAGGGAAGAGGAATGGGTAATCACTACGATGACTCACGCTATCATAACGTAAACCTTCACTCATTCTTTGAGAGACTTGGTACTGTGGAGATACGTTCACATGGCGGTACAATTGACCCACTAAAGATATTACTGTGGATTAAACTTCACCAAAAGATTGTTGATAAACTTGAGGATATGGAACTTGAGGACATCAAGTTTGAGGGCAATCTATATAAGGAGTTTGTTGATTTCGTAGAAGAACCAGTATTGCAGGCTTACGTGAAGAGATTACTATGTTACTATAGTAACATAACAGTTAAATAATTATGTGCGGACTAGCATTTGCTTTTTCAAAGAGGGGTCGTGGTGTAGGCAAGCAGGTCTACGAAATGTATAAGGCGCAGGAGTCTCGTGGAAAGGAAGGGTATGGATTCATCTCTATACAAGATGGTAAGTTAGTTGCTGTTGAGCGTGCTCAGAAAGAGGATGGTATTAAGAGTAAACTTCTGGCTGATAAGTCTGAGATTATTCTCTTTCACCACCGTATGCCGACAAGTACAAAGAATACAATAGGAACAACACATCCTATCTTTGTTTCTAATCCAGAGCTAGAGTATGATTACTACGTTGCTCACAATGGTGTGATTACTAATGATGATAATCTAAAAGCTATTCATGAGAATCTTGGGTATGTGTACACAACAGAGTTCACTGAACATATCGTTGCTAAGTATAAGAACGGAGTAACAGAGGAGCTAGACGCTGACCGCCCAGTCTTCAATGATAGTGAGTGTCTTGCTATTGAACTAGCACGATACATCGAAGGACTATCGAATAGCGTAGATACAAAGGGTAGCGCAGCTTTCTGGATAGTACAGCTTGAGAAGGCAAGCACCAAGGTATTAAACATCTTCTATGGCAAGAACAAAGGTCGTGACTTGAAGATTACACACAATAAGAAATGGTGGGGAGTATCGTCAGAGACAGGTACTGATATCGAGAGTATGAAACTCTACTCTTTTGACATGGGAGACAAGACTTTGTATGAACAGCCACTGAATATAGACGAATCATACAAGGTAGTAAAGGTTGGATACCAGACTACACGCTACGCATACGAGGACAACAGCTACGACCGCAGCGACGTGAAGTACGGAGCAGAGAAGCAGGCAGACATCCATGCTTATGACAGTCTTGCTAACGCATACTACAGCATGAAGGAAGCTACTGATTCAGGAGTGCCACTTAGTGAGTTCACACGCACGATGTTGAACGGGTACTACTACTACGTTCCAACTAAGTTTATTGGTAAGGACTTCGCAGAGCGACAACTGTTCTCTGCGTGGCCGTTTAATAGCGTCATTGCACTACCTACCCCAAGTACTGTTAACGTTGATGAGAAAGCACAGTTCAGATTGGAGGAGCTTTGTAACCAGTATGCTGAGAAACAGTGCCAGCAAGAGAAGTACCAGTCTCTAAATGATAAAGGTGTGTTTACCACAGAGGCGTTTAAGAAACTGAACGACGCTATTGAGCTAGACTTGCAAGAGATAGAAGAAGAAATATCTACTCTCGGTATTGATGCAGAACAAGTCGACGAAGTAATGGACATTGCCAAAGACTTAGCTGACTACAACTACTCATTTGATTCTTACAATGAGACAGAGGTTATCCAATTCTCTTAATAAACTATCATGACACCAGAACAACTTGAAAGGCTAAGGAACGAAGCTAGAAGATTCACGGCTCCCCCTGTTTTTCATCGAGTTGGTACCTCAATGCTAACTGCGAACATAAACGCTGTATCCTTTGACGACGACCAAGATTTCTCTGAGGAGGAGTTAATAGACGATGAGCAGATTGCTCAGCTCATGAAGAGCAGGCACCTAACCAAGGCTGAGAGACATGCACTTCATAAACCTAAGTCTGATTGGATTGAGGGCAGACGAGGAGAGGAGTGTCGAGCAGCACATGAACTACGGGTAGACGATATTGTACCAGTATCATTAAGAGTTAAGAAGTAGCATAACAACATACGTATGTCTAAGTCAACGCTGGTCGTTAGACCACCTTAAAAGAAATAGTAGTCAGAGTGTGCCATAGGGTTGCACCATGAGTACGCCCCTTGTAGATACGACGAAACTCTATACCCTGTATCTCTTACGAGACTCAGATATAGTTTCGACAGAACGATTCGTTCTCTGCACATACAGCCAAGGTCTTTCGCTACGTTTATTACAACGATTCACCCAGATTGACAAGATATTTTAAGTGCCTGTATGCAGTATAGGGTATTCCCTTAGTCTACGTGGCACTGTGGATTGTTTACCACTGTCATCCTTTGCATACCATAGGTATTGCACGCTGGTTTCACCAGTCATAGGAGTCCTCCAACGATATGAGATTATAGTGTAAACGTTGGCATGGTCTACGCCCCTCACACTCTGATTACTTCTAATCAAGTAACCCACATTATATCATACTACTTAATTTTTGTCAAGTCCCCAAGAATATGGCTATGAATAAGGTTATTATAACGCTTTACTTTTAGCATAGAGTATGATATACTATAGGGAATAATAACAAATGGCAGAACTTGCAGTTGTGTTAGTCCTCATTGGACTAATGGCAGTAATTTTAAAAGATTAAATAATCATTATGACCTTTCGCATTTATCCATACAAAGTAGGTACTGCTTCAGTACAGAAACTCAAGTCAGAACTTGATGCACTTATCATTAGAACAGAAAACTCACGCTATCGTTTTAGTCCAGAGCATATCATTATCAACTGGGGTAACTCACGTCGACCATCGTGGATGACTGAAGAGATAGACGATTTTATATTAAACAAACCAGAAGCGGTAGCAGTAGCAGCCAACAAGCTAAGAACTCTACAGTTACTAACAGAAAGTGGGGTTCCAACCATACCATGGACTACGATGAAGAGTGATGCTGAGTTCTGGGCTAACACAGCAAATAAAGTATACGCCCGACATGTACTAGATGGGCATAGTGGGGAGGGGATTGAGGTAATACAAGCAAACGAGAATCTAGAGGCTGGGCGTATGCAGGACATTGCAAACGAGCTATACTCACTAGGAAAAGCTAGTTTAGCTGAGGCGGTTGAAGAACAGATAGAATTAACAAACGTAGAAGTACCTGACGCACCGTTGTACACACTAGGTGTAGAGAATCATGGTGAGTATCGAGTACATGTGTTTGATGGTGATGTAATCCTTTACCAGAAGAAGTCACGGCGAGTAGACGAGGATGGTGAGATTATTACAGCAGACGGAGAGGAAGCAGATGTCCGCAACCTAGCTAGTAATTGGGTTTACCGAACAGGGAATCTTAATCGACTAGAACGTATAGAAGAACTGGCGCTCAATGCTGTAGCCTCTCTAGGTCTAGACTTCGGTGCAGTAGACATCATCATGGATGAGAACTTGGATGTCTTCGTGTTAGAAGTCAATACAGCCCCAGGTTTGGGCAATGAAGATAGTTTAGTAGCATATGTTGAGGCGTTTAATAGTTTGGTTAACTAACACCCCCATGCCAAAAGCCAATCAGGAGATTGAGAGGATTGTGAGGGAATTAAAATATGTATGCTAACATTAACAGCAGAGATACAAGCACCACAACTATCACCACAGGATTACGAACATCTAAAGATTGTTCTTGAGAAAGAGTTAAGTCGTAATGGTACTGTAGTAAAGATTACTGGCCAGCTATAGTATACCCTCTGTGAGGCCACAGAATGCCCGTGGTTGAGTTTAAATCTCGAAGATGATATAAGTATCAAGTATGCAATTTAATACAGAATATGATGAGGTATCAGATGAATTTACCATCACTCTTAAGATACCAAAGAGACAGAGTGGTGAGTACACGTATGGTGATGGCAGATATACAGTAGATAATGTAATGGTCTGTATAGATAAGAAGTACAATGTCTATACATTGAACTACGTTATCTATCTTGACTATAAAGATAGTCTACAGTTAGGCAATCCAATTCTCCACTTTGATAATGAGAAAGAAGCGGTAAAATTTGCAAACGATTATAAGTTAATGATTCAATACAGTGGATATAAAGACTAAGATACAATCATTACAACAAACTCTTAATACATCTTATGAAAGACCAAGTATTGAGAAGCTTGAGGGGATGGTTGCTAACCTAAGAGGTAGCCCTGGATACACGTATCTTACCGAGAAGCGAGGGCTGACCGACGCCACTCTAGAATATTTTAAACTAGGGTATGACGAGAAGAAGAAAGCCATTGCTATCCCACACTTTAAGGAAGGAGAACTTATTAACATTAAGTATCGTTTCTTAAAACCAAAGGACGTTCGGTACATAGGTGAAGCAGGTGCAGAACCTTGGCTATTCCATGAAGCAGGATTGGAAGTAGCTAAAGAGAAGGGTGCTGTGTTTATATCCGAGGGAGAGATTGATGCTATGAGTCTGTGGCAGATGGGAGTGAAGAACGTCATCAGCTCAGGCTCAGGCGCACAATCATACGGACCTTGGATAGAACTCATTGACCCAATCAAGCAGGTATGGATAGCGTATGATAACGACGGTCCTGGACAATCAGCAGCTAAAGATTTGGCTGACCGTATTGGACTAGAGAAGTGTCGCAACGTTATCTATCCCGAAGGAACAAAAGACGCAAACGATTATCTTCAAGGTCATGACTCAAATGACTTACGAGAATTGTTTGCAAAGTCACCACCATTTTATAAGTACGAGTTCTCTGGATTAAGTGACGTGATTCAGAGAATCATCGACGACCCGATGGACTACCTTGAAGTCACATTACTTCCTGGTGTGAAGCTTGAAAGAGACCAGCTAGTTGTATTATCTGGTAACACGAATGCAGGCAAGTCCACAGTATGTTTGAATATTATTAAGGAGCTGGCAGGCAGAGAGATTCCAACCCTCTTCATGCCGTTTGAGCGAGGAGTGTATTCTCTAGGACGCAGGTATGTGCAGATTGCTTTAGGTAAAACCCAAGAGCAAATGCAATTTACCTCCAAAGAGGAGTGGGCTAAGCTAGCCATTGAACTATCGCAACAACCAGTATACTTAGCTGTACCAGACAGAAACAAGATTGTAGAAACAATAACTCGGGCTCGTAGATTATTCGGTGTAAAGATGGTTATTATCGACCACCTTGATTACGTCGTAAGAAATATATCAAGTAACAGGGAACAGGCTATTGCTGATACGGTGCAGTCGATGAAGAGATTAGCAGAAACACTTGGTATCATTATCATTATAGTCACACATGTTAGGAAGCTTGACGAACCAGGCGCAGTAGCCACTCGTAAGCCTAATTTGGATGACCTCAAGGGCAGTTCGTCACTTAAACAAGACCCCGAAGTAGTAGCGATGTTAAACCCTACCGCAGATAGGCGTGGTATTGCAGTAGATATCCTTAAGAATAAAGGACCTATGCTATCACATACGTTTAACATTAACAATGATACAGGTGTAATTCTAGGAGATTATGACCCAGACGATTGGTAGTCCTGAAGAGCTGAGGGTAGTGCCACTACACCCACTCTTTGGAAGGACTGATAGACACAGAAGAGCAAAGGTGTGTTGCCCATTCCATGGTGATAAGAACCCAAGCATGGTTATCTTCCCTAATGGTGGATATAACTGCTTTGCTTGTGGTGCTCATGGTAATTCAATTGACTTCTGTGTCAACATGGGACAGACATATCAAGAAGCATTAGAGGAACTAGCGAAGTATCGTTAGACACATTAGAAATATTAATTAAATATAAATGATTATAACAATTAAGAAAGTATCACGTGACTTACGTGAGGGTATTAGCAAGAAGACTGGTAAGCAGTATAGCTTTGAGTCACTTGGTATTGCACCAGCAGAAGATAAGCTTACAGACATTAATGGTGATGAGTTTGACCGCAACTCACGTTGGATTAACGGCTTCTCTAAGAAGGGAGTCACTGATGACTGGGCAGAGGGAGATAAAGTAAAGATTCTTTTGCTCCGTCGTAAGGTACCAGGTCGTGATGGTGTCGAGAAAGAGGTGATTAACTTCTCCTTACCTGAGGGCGTAGAACCTATGGTGCAGAAGGCTAGTACTGAATCACCAGCTCCAGATAAAGATGACGTAGACCCAACTGACTGGTAATATGAATAACATTCAACTACTAGCACAAGCATACCGACAGTTCTTGCTCCAACTTGGAAGAGAGTTTAAGTTAGTAAGAGATGAAGCTTCGTATGAAGGATATGCTGATACATTCATTGATGCTGTCAAGTCACCAGAGATAGGATTCACACCATCAGAGGTCCAAACTTTGATTAAGATGTATGATATGTTCTGTCTATTGGACATTAATGACCTACCTAGCCACCACTCTATGAAGATGATGGTAAATAAAAAGGTAGACATGGATGTTCTTGAGTCTGCTAAAACATTATCAGTGACAGATTTTAAAGAGTCTCTCAAAGATAAAGAACTTGGAACACAAGATAGGTCATACAAGTATGAGATTATTAAACGTGTAGTGGAGTCAGGTTCTATCCGTAGAGTATACGGAGAGGAACTTGATGAAGCACTTAAACAACTACAAAAAAATGCTGGACTACGATGAAGATGAACAAGAGTATGATTATGTAGACATTGATGCCACAGTAGAAGCCATACGTGCAGCTTGGAAGTGTGTGCCTGATACATCGCTCTCAGAACCCTTGGACTTGGTAACACCAATGCCATTTGTAGAACTAAAGAATTCAGAATTGATTGAAGTATTGAACGAGTTTACACATCAGAATTTTCAACCATGAAATTACACGTACTTCCATGGACACCTAGTGGGTATGCTGTTTTCCTAGAAGGAGAGTCTCCTTTAGAAAATAAGGAAGGCTCAGTAGAAAATCCATATACGTTCAAAACACTACGTGGTGCTGAGAAGTTTGTTGTAGACCTGGTGTCTGGATACGTTGATGATATAGAAATTTTCTTTCATGATGATGATGGTAGGATTATTAATCAAGTAAGCAACATTGAATGATTTACAAAATTGAGGCCACAATTCCCACGACACAATATGGAAACATACGTCCTACGTTTGAGTTGGAGAATGATGGAGAAGAAAGCCTCGCCCTTGAGAAATTGCACGCACTATGGGCAAAGTATGGGGAGAAGCCTTTAAACGTCTCTACAGGGCAAATAGAGGGCAATAAACGCAAGCCAGAAGCTGGCTCGGTTCCGCTAGAGGAGCGCCAGACATTCACCAGAGAGGTAATTATGTGGGATGAGGCAGCTCACAAGTACTACGACAAGGAAGGCAATGTACTTATGTCAGCTTCTCAGTATGCAGAGAAGAACTCACCAAAGTTTGACCTCGATATGATGCTTCCTAAGACTGCTAAGTCATGGGATGTAGAAGAAGCAGCTCTCAAAGATGTATGGAAGATGAACTCTGATATCTCAAACCATTGGGGCTCAGCTATTCATAAGGCACTGGAATTGTACCACCAGTATCACTCACTCGGAGAGAAGGTGCAGCAGAAGAAAGAGCTTGATATAAACTACGTGCTACCAAAGAACTCCTACCTTCGGAAGATTGTGCTCGAGTTCGTCGATAGTTACGGAGCTGATGCCTTATCAGAGGTGCTTGTGTCAGACGTAGCCAATGGTATGGCTGGCACCATTGACAGGCTCTCTGTTAACGGCAAGAAGGTACGCATTGGTGACTACAAAACTAATGCTGAGATGGATAGCAAGAAGTTACTGAAGTATCAGAAACAACTAAGCTTCTATGCTCACATCCTTATTAATAAAGGATACGAAGTAGAAGGTCTAGACCTATATTATCTCAATGCAGATGATGGTTGGTCATTACAAACTCTAGAGTTATTACCATTAGAATAAAAATATGGCATTTAAGAAGATTAAAGCAGGACTTAAGAAGGCAGTTA